AGACCGAACAAGGTATGCCCTATTTTGCCCCCTGACGAGGCTGTAACAGAGGCTAAACCCCCGCGATGAGTATGCCCACACACCACGCTTTTACCATGCCTTATAGCCAACCCTAGGGCTGTTTGACCACCCTTTTGGGATACTTGTCCCTCGTCACCATGAAGGATAATCCAATTCGGTGCAATAGGCATTGGTTCGCGCCAAAATTTAATCCCTAGTTCAGGCAAACCAAGCCAATTTTCAAACTTTAATTCAGGTAATGAGGCAAAGGCTGGCAACCTAGTTTTGATTGAATTCCATAATCGGTCAGTATGGTTTGACCTGACCATATCTGTCACCTGTAAGTCGTAGAGGACTTGCTTAGTAACTTGGCGATCTCTGTCAAGTGTTCCAGCAAACTCACCCGCCAAACCGCGTTCCCATTTACTGAGCTGAGGGAGGTCAATTTCATCTCCGACCGTTGCGACTTGATGCGGTTTCCATTTTGCAATAAAGCGTACAAGGTTTCTAGTTGCAATTGGGTCATGGTATGGAATTTGTAAGTCTGAAATCAGAACAATTCGCTTAACTTTATTCGTCCTCGTCAAAGTCGTCTAATGGGTTTTTAATTGGGTCTGTCGTGTCAACAATCCAATCAGGATAACTAGACCTATCCATTGCAAACGCAAGAGCTGTTCCTTCGTCCATGTTTGCTTTTCGGCATGCCATATAAACTTCGTTGGCTGCAATTGCCCAATAATCTAGCTTAGTAAGAACAGGCTCTTTAGTTGTCCTGCGTCTTTTAGCTACTTTCTTTTTAGGTTTACGCTTTGTTGCCATAGGTTTATTTTACTTCCTGCTAATGACAATAAACAGCTCATCAATGCGATTTGAAAGGTGTGTTGTTTCTTGTTGTAATGAGGTCAACTGGTCTTTCATGCTTGAGCCGCCATTGGGGCGAAGCTCGTTCAGCCAACCTTTTACTAGCCAGCGTAAGCCAGCCAGCACTCCAATTAATGTGGTGGTAATTCCAGCAGCAAAGCCAGCCCACTCAAGGGCTGACATTACTCTTTACTGCCTATGCCAAATGCTGAGTCGTCAGGATTCAAAGCTCTAAGGATAGGGGCAAGAAAAGCTACTAAAAATGCTTTCCAAATATCATCAAAAGAACCTGAAGGATTTGTTACATATACAGTTGCTAAACACACAAACGCACTTCGTCCGTATGAGTTAATTGCAGCCAATAACTTGCTATTCATGTTTGCCCCCTAGTAGTGGTATATCAAAAAATTCAGAATTGTTATCTTGGTTCTTGCGGAAAGAAAGGTGAATATGGTGGTTATGCAAATTGTAACCGCGATAGCGACGCCACTTGTAATTTAGAATTGGCGAAGCAATCATGCCTAAATGAATTACATAATGAATACGTCCATGACGTTTAGCGTAGAGTCTAATCTGATCTGCCAAATATGCTGAAGCTCGTTTGTCGTCAGAAAGGCGAGCGTCAATGTCAATTGCTCTAACAACAAAGTTGGCTGACGCGTCGGGTATATGATCGCTTTTACCTCTACGTTTGTGATGATCGTCAGCAATCCACCCATCACTTTTGCGCTGGCGATCTCTGTAAGAATCATCTACCTGATTGCGTAATTGGGCAGCCGCTTTTGATAACCATGGTTTCATTTAGACACAATTCCTCAAGATTATGCTATAAACCTAAAGCCCTTAAATCATCGGTAGTTAAACCAAGGGCTGCAAGTTTTGCCTGTGCTGTTTTTTTGGCTTGTATTGCCGCTGCTTTTTCTGCCAATTGTTGTGCGCCCAGTTTTTCTCTATCTGCAATTTCTTTGGCTGTTAAATCTCTTAAAGTGATTTCACCAGTTTCGCAGTTGTGTTCTTGTATAAACATTATTTCACCCCATATAGTTTGTATGTTCCACCATCATAAGCACCGCCACCGATTTTTAATGTTAATCTATCAATTGCTGCGGGTGTTGCAGTCCAGATTCCAGCACGATTACTAGGAAATTTATTAGTAAAAAGTTGACCAACTGAGGTCATAATTTTTGATGAAGTTGTATCTGTGTAGTTTGGTATTCTAACTACACAACTATATTTTGTACTTGCATCTTCTGTTGAAAATAATGTAAAACCAACTGAACTATTAGAAATATTTACAATGTTTGTATCCTGAGTTCCAGTTATGCTGTAATTTGCCCCAGTATCATTGTTCAAAAGCAATACAGTAGCATAACCAATACCACCAGTTGCATCTGCACTTAGATTTGCAATGTATAACACAAGTTCGTTGTATGCACCTGAAATGCTAGTCAAATCAAAACCTGTTGCACTTGCAGCAAGTGAACCTGAAGCAAGTAAAGTCATACCACCACCACCAGCAGGAGCAGCCCATTTTAATCCTGTTGCAGCTGTTGAATCTGCTGTTAATACTGTGTCATTTGCGCCTACTGCTAATCTTGCAAATGTATCTGCGCCAGTTCCGCCAATCAAATCACCCTTAGCATCAATTGCAGTTGCCATTGAGTTTGTAACTGTTACTGTGCCAGAAGTGCCACCACCTGAAATACCTACTCCAGCTGTAACGCCTTCAATATCGCCAGTTGCGCCTGAGCTAACCCACGCACTTCCTGAGTAATACCATAAAGAATCATTGTCTTTTGTAAATGCAAATTGTCCTTCTTGTGGAGAAGTAATTGCTGCGTCGCGAGCTGTCGCATCAGCAAAAACTAAAACTCCCTGCATTAAATATCCGTTGACGTTTGCGGCAGAAAGAATTTCACCGACTGCAAACGTTTTAAACCCTAGTCCTGCTGCCATATTGTTATCCCCCTAGTAGCTAAGTATATCGTCATTTAACTGACCATAATAAATATCGTCCAAAATAAATCCATCAACCAAGGTTTCTTGGGTGCTGAAATGTCCAATCCAAGACGAAGGGGTTATATCCCAAGCAACGCCTTGAACCTGAAGGTTTTTTGTAATGGTAGAACCGTCAGGCTGTATGTTGGTAATTAGAACATTAGTAAAATAATCCATGCCAAGGAGCGTGTCAGTCGGCACATTGGAGTCCAGTAAGTCAATGCTCATTTCATCAATTCTAATGGTTGTGTCTGACCTTGACGCGACGTAAATAGCAGCAATATTGGCTGCCTCTGCGTCTGTCTGAACGACTAGATCAGAGCTAGTAATTGAGTGAGGGAAGTAAGTCGCAACGCTATCGGCGTCAACAAAAACTTGGGTAGCACCGCCCAAACGAGTTATGTTTGCTTGGTTCACAATCAATTTATCATCAAAGGCAAACTTTACGTTTTTGTAAGGAATCCCAGTAGTTTGGTTAAACTCAATAGGAGTGTCACCTGCGCTGCCTATAACCTCTGATCTGTTTTTAAACACAACGTTGCCAGAGGGGCTGACATAATATGCCCCCTGTTCTGAGAATTCACAGTTTTTAATCGCTGACAATGAAGTCCTAGAGCTGCCAGCATCAGCTTGGGTTAAAGTATCTCCTACGGAAATTGACCTCATGCTGACAGGAAAATCTACTGTATCTAAAATCTTGTCAATTCTAGTGCCAGTATCTTGCCCAGCGGCTTGTCCTGTTATTGTGGTTACAGCTGCTAAGTTAAACAATCTAAAAGCGTCTGAAGCGTTTATGTCCACATAGGAAACGTTCTCGCCTTGATCGTAAGAATAAATGTAATCCGTTGTATAGCCGCTAAACAAATAGTAAGTTACTCCGCTATAAGCGGCAGAAATTCTTAATTTCTTTAAAGGTGTTAATTGACCATAATAAGGCGAACTAATGTTTTGTGGGTTAAAGTTTCCGTTAGGGTCGTAAATTCTAACAGTAGCATTTCCAGCTTCGTAAGTATCTCTAATTAAATTACGTCCGCGCCTTATGCTTATTCGCCTTGCATCTGGAGTTAAATCAGCTACTAATGACGGAGTTGTTGTTTCGGCTAAAATGCCTGTATCTAATAAACCGTTAACAGGGTCGTCAAGGGTAAGCCCGATACCGAAAGTAGCTCCCGACGAGAAATCTAGAGATATGTCAAGCGTTGCAGGTAAAACCATTAATCGCCTCTAGTAGCTCTATTGGATAGAGTAAATGAACCCGATGCACTTGAGTCAAGTAATCCCATGCGTAATGAGTCAGTTAAATCTCTATTAGAAATCACATTACCTTGGACGTTAACAGTAACTTTGGTTTCTCGTT